CTGTGCAGAACCCTGTCCCCGTTGCGCCTAAGGAGCTTGATCCGACTGATCCGCTTTACTTGAGCCTGACACCGAGATAGTCATGCATCGAGCAACACCCGCTAACTCATCGTTCCGCAGCTACGTTGCTGGCGGGGCCCGCGCGACGGTCGGTAGCATTGACGACTCGAAGCAGATGCAAGAGCACGGCAGCAGCTTCATGAAAAATGAGAGTCGGTCTGCCATCGAGTCGCCACAGAACTACGGCTTCACGTCAGTGTGCATGGGTCCTGACAAGGACAAGCAAGGCAATACTACTGGATGCGCTGAAACGTTCATCAACTTCATGGGTGGCAATCGGTCGTTTCCTGTCGCTGGCAATATGGATGATCGCCGCCACCGCCTGAACGGGCTTGACCCTGGCGACTCGGCGATGTTCCGCACGGCGCAGGATATGCTGCAATTTCATTTCGCCCAAAGTGGCGGCTTCATGACAGGCCCGCGTGATAAGACGTTGCGAATGCAGCTGCTCGATCAGGATAGCCAACAGCAGCAAGGCGCCGGCAGCTCACAGAGTGGCGCTGGGGGCTCAGGTCAGCAGCAGTCACGTGGGCAGAAGTCCCTATACAAGCAAGGCCAGTCATCATATCGCTACATGCACCTGACCAAGGACGAGACTGTGTCGTCGGGTGACAATGTGCGCCACAAGTCGAACGACAACAAAGTCTACTACGAGCTCGACACCAAGCAGCAGAGTTACTTGGGCAAGCGCGACGGCAGCTTCGCCAAAGTGATCACGCTCAATGGCCCATGTATCGATGTGTTTGGACGCTTCGGATGATACGCGCCCCTGACATCAGGCTCGTCCAGAACACCTACTTTCCGAAGTACTCGGTCACGATCGACTGGCAGTTGCTCGCAGATGGTACGCTCGATGAAGATCAAGCCCTGGCCACTTCCGTCGTGGTTGCTCTTGGTACTAATCGTCTTGCTCTTGCTGATGATGTTCTTCCTGATCCCGATAGCACTGACCGTATGGGATGGTGGGGAGACATGGATGCAGACACGATTTGGAACGGATGGCCGATAGGCTCGCGCCTGTGGCTGATGCGTCGTGCCAAGATAAATTCTAATGCGAGTGCCGGCGGCAACACCGTCGTTCAAGTCAGGAACTTCATCTACGAGGCGATCCAGCCATTTATCGACCAGAAGATCGCTTCACGGTTCGAAGCTGATATTGCTCGAACCGATGTGCAGACGATCAAGGCAGTCATCCGATTGTTCCGCGGACCACTTCCTGCTGTGCAGCTCAACTACGAAGTGCTGTGGAATAACATCCGAGAATAGATATGCCGTGGGAAACCCCATCACTGAGTGAAGTTCGCAGCCTGGTTCGCGACGCTATTCGCGGATCGCTGCCCGGTGCTGATGCGTCGGTGCCGAACAGCGTCCTACGTGTCATGTCGGACGCACAGGGCGCACTGTGCTTCCTCACTCTCGAGTATATTGACTGGCTCGCTCTGCAGTTGATGCCTGACACTGCCGAGACCGAGTGGCTCGACCGTCACGGCAGCATCTGGCTCGTCAACGCTGATGGCTCGACCGGACGCAAGGTCGCGACCCTCGCCACAGGGACTGTGGATATTACTGGCACTGCGGGGTCAGTGCTGCCCACAGGCGCGATCCTCAACTCAGGTGCGCCCTTGACGCCTGGCAATGTTCCTATTGTGCAGTACGAGACCACAGCGCCCACCACGATCAACGCCAACACTCCGACGCCTTGCCCGATCAGGGCAATAACTCCTGGCACTATCGGCAATCAGCCAGCAGGCACTACGCTGTCGATTCAGCAAGCGCCGTTCGGCATCGACTCGGTCGCCACAGTGGTCGAGCTCGACAATGGTGTGGACACTGAGACCGACGACGAGCTGCGCGCTCGCATTCTCAAGCGCATCCGCGAACCTCCGATGGGAGGCGATGAGTCCGATTATGAGCAGTGGGCCTTGGCCGTTCCTGGGGTTACGCGCGCTTGGGCTGTTGGTCAGGAGATGGGCATAGGCACTGTGACTGTGCGCTTCATGATGGACGACCTGCGCGCGGACAATAATGGTATCCCTCTGCCGCAGGACGTTGATACGGTTGCGGCTTATGTCAATCAGATGCGTCCGGTCACAGTGAAGGACTGTTGGGTTCTCGCGCCTTTGGCGCAACCCATTGACTTCGCTATCGTCAACTTGAACCCAGACACGCCTGCGATCCGTGGGGCTATTGAGGCATCGATCCAAGACATGCTGTTTCATATGGCTGCCCCGGGTCAGACGATCTACGCGGCGTGGAAGTACTCAGCGGTGATGGCCGCTCCCGGTGTTATCTCGTTTGATATGACCACGCGCGACGACGATGTTATGCCGGACGCAGGTCACATCGCAGTTCTCGGTGATATTTACTACTCGACCACACCCGTCACAACTGTTGCCACTATTCAACATCAGAAATTACTGCATGGACCGGCACGTCCGACGAACCGGTGATGATTACGCCAAGGCGTTGCTATCACTTTTACCGTTCGGCCAAGCGTGGCCGCGGTACCCGGACAGCACGCTGGTCAAGACGTGTCAAGGTCTCGCTGACTACTGGGGCTTCGTCGATAGCCGCGCCGCAGACCTGCTCGAGATCGAGAGCGATCCGCGGCTAACGACTGAGTTGCTGCCAGATTGGGAGCGTGCTTGGGGACTGCCCGATCCGTGCGTGAAAGCGCCGCAGTCGTTGCAGGCGCGTCGCCTTGCTCTCGTCATGAAGATGACGATGATGGGCGGCCAATCGCGGCAGTTTTTCATCGACGTTGCCAAGCAGCTCGGCTACACGATCTCGATAACTGAGTACTTGCCTTATCAATGTGGGATCAGTCGTGTTGGTGATACCAGGAGTGCGCTCGACAATCCTCAGGACCCAACGCACTATATGTGGCAGCTGGGGCCGCCTGAGATACGCTACTACTGGACTATTCACGTTGACGCACTCGGGTTCAAGTATTTCCACACCGGGGTCAGCGAGACGGGTGTCGACCGCTTGTTGGCCATCGCCGTACCTGAAGACCTCGAGTGTGTTATCGACCGATGGAAGCCAGCTCACACCCAGGTCGTCTACGACTTCTCGCCAGTGAACAACCTCGACTTTAGCCAGTCGTTTAACAGCATGTACATCATACTCGGGATGGTCTAGCCATGTCACTCGATAATAAGCAAATCAAGGACGGTCTCGGCGACGTCTTCACAACGCGCATGAAGGACATCTCGTCTGCCGGCGACGGCACCTTGATGCGAACGCTGCTATCTGCCACGTTAGTTCCTAACGACTACGGCAATGGCGGCATGTATACCAATGTTGCCCAAAGTGGCTCGATGGCTGCTGGTATTGCTGGACCTGCTTCGGTCTATACGTTCCGCAACCCGAGCTCCAATTTCGCTGTCGTCAAGCGAATTGGTCTTATCGCCTGGAGCGATACTGTCGCCTTCGCCGGGGCTCTCGGCTTCTTCAGTCTGATGGTGCTGCGCAATTTCACTGTCATGGATACAGGCGGTGGCTCGATTGACTTCTCGGGCAATAACGCTAAGCTGCGCACGTCTATGAACTCAGCGCTGGCACAGATCATGGTCTCGACTACAGCCGCATTGACTGTAGGCACGCGCATTGCGGACCCCAGCCCTATGGGTCGTATCGTCGTCACAATGCCGCAGACCACTCAGACCATGTTCGTCAATAACGGTACCTACCTGCTCAACAAGATGAATGGCGAGCATCCGCTCGTGCTCGCGACCCAAGAGGGCTTCACCATTCGTGCAACCATACCGCCCGTCGGTACGTGGGTCTTCAATGTCACGACCGAGTGGGAGGAACTCCCGCTCTACTAAGAGGGTGCCATGAAATATAATCAACCGTACGACCAGCCGTCTAACCCTAATGCCAGTTACACCAATGGCAACCCATCGGCTGGCATTCAAGGCTCGATAGTCCCGGCCGAGGCGGTCGAATACCCGCAGCGCGAAATCGTCCGCGCTATTACGGACGTCAATCTCGCGGCCCCGACTAACGGGGACCTGACGCAGTTGTCGGCTGCCGTTCGCTTCATGCGAATGCAATACGTCATTGATACGGGCCCAGCCGATAGCCTGCAGGTCACGCTCAACCCAGCGCCTACTGCGTGGGCAACGCCGTTGAGCTTCTTCGTTCTGATCAAGAACACGACGCTGACGGCTGCGCCGGTGATCACCATCGCAGGCATCACCGGGGCGAAGGCCATCATCCGCCGTGACGGATCGTCGCTCGCGATTGGCGACTTGGTGGGTGGGGCTATTGCGCTCCTCACTTATGACGGGACGAACTGCCGCGTCATCTCGATTGTGCCTTCAGACTACACCTCAGGCGGTGGTCCTCCTCCGACATTCAACATCTGGATCGATGCGCCCACGACGTTCACAGTGTACGGCACCGGGGCGAACTTCGCCGATCTGCCCACAGCCCTCGAGTACATATCGAAATATATCATCACGACTAACGGCTCAGTGATCCTGCAGCTGCCGGCAGGTCAAGCGACCTGCGCGGTCAACCTAGCCTTCGACCACGCCAACGGCGACAAGGTCACGCTGCAAGGGCAACCCGTCTCGACACCCCCAACAGCCGCTGACTTCACTGTGACTGCGGTGACCAATCCAGGTCTCGCGACCGACCAAGCCAACGCCTTGGCGATGCTGCGCACGAAGTTTCCGACCGAACTGCGCATGACTGGCGGCACTGGGATCACGACGGGCAATGGCTTCACGTTCAAGAACTTG